CCCCCCCCCGAAAGGTTTTATTGTTCATCGTTCCACCCCGAAATCTTTCAACCGATCCCAAGCAACATCAATGTAATATTGCTTGTCCAGTTCATCCGGGATAGGAAGGTTGGTCACATCATCATTGATGAAAAAACAATGATCTGGGGTGTTTCCGAACTTTTCAGGGTTCTTTTCCCGGCCCTTGACGATTTTCCCGGAAACCTTGAAGATTCCGCCCTTGCTCTGATCCTTGGAAGCGAACACCCGGAAGGTTTTATCCGTCTGAACCTCACCGCCGCTGAAGCGGGTGATTTTTTTAGAACGGCCTTTTTCATCCCTGATCTTTGCTTCCGTAACCACCGGGGAATAAAGGGCATATTTGTACTTGCTGGACACCTTCACAACCTTCTGAAAATCTCGAAGATTGGAACATTCCATGATGGTTGTTTCCGGGCTGATCCCATGAAGGAAATAGTTCACAATGGCCCGGTTGACAATGGGAAGGTCATAATCCAGATCAGACAGCTTTTTGACATAGGCACCCTTGCACTTCCAGCGGGGTTTCCCTTTTTCATCACGAAGCGGCCCGGAAGGAACAATGATGTAATTGTTCACATCCTTCTGATACACCTTTTGAAATTCATCAAATTCAAGGCGCATCCCGGTTCTTTGCTCCCACTCCCAACACAGATCGTCCAGCATTTCAAAATCTTCATACCGGCGAAGTTTGACCAAAATACCATCCGTGTTGCTCTGGATGATTTCACAATGATCTTCCAGCCGTTCAATCAAATCCAGAAGAAGAAGCTGACCGCCCACACAAACATTGTTGGCTTGCCGGGGGTCATACATGGCATTGTGCTTATCCTTCATAGCGCCATAGGTGCTGTTCAGAACAATCTTGTAAGGCTGTTGCATGGGGTTCTTCTCCGCCTTTAGCTTCAGGCGGGTGTGATAGATTTCCGCATACTTGGAAGGATCGTGAACATTACGGGAAAGCCACTTATAAACCAGCATCAAAGACGGGTAATAGGAAGCCACATCCACATTGACAAACCAACCTTCCCCGTGATATTTGGGAATGGCCCCGTGAAGGCCACCCCAAGCGAACACATGGGGAACCCCGGCCACATCCAGTTCAAGGGTTTTGGAATAATCACGGTTCAAGGGGTTCTTGTACCAATTCAAAACTTCCGTGTATTTTTCGATCCGCAAGCTGGGCGGGAACTCAATTTCAAATTCATCATTGTGTTCCCTTTGAACGGCCCCAAGGATTTTGGCGGAAAGCTGTGCTTTGGTGCGGCCAATGTCAGAAATGGGAAGGTGAAACGCCTTCACAAGTGACATTTGGGCATCAAATTCATCTTCCTTCCGCCGTAACCACACTTCCACCGTCTGTTCCACATCATGGCGGCAATATTTGACCGTTTCGGCCAACTCTGCTTCAGTCAAAGGCCGGTTAATGTCGAAGGGAACAGAAGTTTCTTTAATGGAATGGCCCATGAACGCTTCCAGCGCCTTCAGGCTGATTGGCGGGTTCGGCATCACATCATAATTGATCAGCGGGTATTCCCTGAACAGGCTTGAATATCTGTAACCGGGTTTATTCTCTGCAATGATCCAATCATTCACAGGCTTTGGATCAAACCCACACAGAATGGCCTTCAGGATGTACTGATCATAGTTCCGGGAATTGTAACCGGCCCAAATCACACCTTTGTTCTGCTCATAGAAGCGTTTCAGCTTGTCGGGATCGTTGATAATCACGGTTTCTTTCCGGGCGTTCAGGTCGATCAAGACAACAAGCCAGTCATACCGGAAAACCTCAAAATCATAGAAGATCATCAACTCACATCCTTTCAGCTTTCGTGAAATCGGTCAGCGTTTCCGCCTTATCAGCCCCGCCACGGGAAGGCTTTCACTTGGGGCCATTCCGGGGCTTTCGCCCCGGCTTGAAAGTGAATTTTCAAGTAGACAACAGTTGCTTTGCGGTAGACTATTTGCCTACAATCATTGTAAAAAATTTTGGGTCAGTTTTCAACCTCGAAAACTTCTTCAACGGTGATGGAATTGAAGCGGGAATCATCGTAGTCCACCGCATATTCCAAGTTTCCATCAATGGCTTCCGCCACATCAAGAACAAGCTGAGAAAACTGCTTGTAGCTGGTGAAGCTGACAGGAACACCGGAATCCAGCTTTTCAAGGAAGCCCATAGCGGAAGCGATCATGTTCTTGTCATTCTTGGTGCCGTAAAGGACACGGTTCATGAAAAGGCGCTGGTTCTTGAACTCACCGGACAGGATTTTGAAGGACACGGCCAGCATGGGGCGGTTAGGATCAGCCTTGGTGCCTTTGATCTCCATGCTTTCCAGCTTCACTTCATACTTGCCAGCGGGAATGGTGGGGAAATCACCGCCGCCGTTCTTCTTGGCATCCTCCACATCAGCCTGAAGGCCCTTCAGATCAACAGAACGATCAATCTTGTCAAAATCAATAGCCATAGTTTTTTACCTCCAAAAATGTTGTTTTTTATATTTGGTTGGAAAGAATTTTTCCAATTTCCCTGACTGCATGGGCGATCTTCTCACGGTTTATCCGTTTTTCTTGAAGAACACCCATGATAACTGCGGCTTCCGTCTGAATGTCCTGAAAGGCTCTGTGATTGCTTTCAAGGTCAGCTTCATAGGAAGCAAGGTCTGTGTTCTCACCGGCCTTGGCCGATCTGACTTCTTCATCAGCCTTTTCAGCGTATTCCCGGAAATACTTGGCCGCTTCATAACCCATGTATTTTTCAACCAGATATTCAAAATCACGGGCCTTGAAGATGGTTTCAGGCTTCCCGGCAATCATCAGCACATCAGCCATTATTCTTCACGCTTCTTCCGGGTACGGCGGGGCGGGTTAGCATCCGTCTTGGGTGCGGGTTCCTCTGCCTGTGCCTTGGGGCGATCCCACAGGGGGCAACCATCGGGGCCGCCTTCCTTGTGGCAACGGTGGCCAGCGTCAATGGACGGACAAAGGGGGATTTCCGGGTTCTGATCGTGCTGTCTGAAAATGCGTTCACCGTCCGGGCATTTGGGAAGATCGTTCCAAGGCGGGGTGTCACCGGTGGCCGGTTCATCAACAGGAACAGAATCATCCTTTTCACCGCCGCCCGGTGTCCAAGTTCCATCAGGATTACCACAAGCCGCCTTTGCCGCATCTTCAGCCGGATCATAGTTATCAGCCGGGGGCGGGGTTTCAGTCTTGACCTTTCTGCCCCTTCTGCTGGGCGCTGTGGTGGGCGTGTCGGTGGTTTCAGGTGCGGGGGTAGCCGGGGTATTGCCGCCACGCTTCACGGCTCCTGCGGCCTTCTGGTTGGCTTCCTCGTAGACTTCACAGAAAGCGTCATAGGTCAGCGGGATTTCCTTATCACGGACAGTCAAACGGCCACCGCCGAAGATCACTTCAGAAGTCTTGAAAGACAGCACCCGTTCATCATCGTCCGCCACGATACGGGCCACCAGATCAACCATACCGGCCACCTTATTTGCCACCTTATCCTGAAGGTTCGGCTTGATAGAACTGATCTTATCGCCGCCCTTGCGGGTCAGGTCACGGCTTCTGTCCTCATGGCTGATCAGGATGATGTTTTCATAGTCTAGATTCACAAGCCGCTTCAGGGTGTTCAGGAACTCACTTCTGACCATATCCCACGCACGGAAGGAATCATCAGATTCATGCTTCCAGCCCTGACGATCACAGATGTAAACCCGGCACGATTCATAAACATCTTCCAGAAGGTCAACCACAATGGTTCGGAAATCGTTCTGTTTCTTTTCCAGTTCGGCCACGGCATCCATGAACACTTCATAGGCCAACTTGCGCTTGGTGATACGGCCTTCCACCGTAACGGTGTCACGAATGGCGATATAAGGGGCATCCACAAACTTGATGTTGCCATCCGTGTTCAACATCAGGGGATCGGGGAACTGATTGGCAAAGAAGGTTTTGCCGCTGAAGGGTGCGCCGTAAAGCCACACAACCTTCTTCTTGGTGGCATTCAGATCACGGCGTTCATTCTTGGGAAGTAACATATAATCCCATCCTTTCTGACAATATTCTTCATACTCACACCATCCACAAAAATGGTTTGGGTTCTTGGGAAAGTCTGTGGCTTCAACCATGTGCTTCACATCGGTCAGGAAGTCCACAATCTTCATAGGGTTGTACTGAACCGGCATCAGCGTTGGTTCAGCATCTTTCAAGGCCGCTTGCAAGCGGTCACGGAATTGGGAAAGGGTTTCGGTGCTTTTCTGCCTGATCTTGGGCTTGGGAACAATCAGGAAATACATATTTCTGATCCGGTGGCCGGGATGGGTCAGTTCATACCAATACTTGTATTCGTGAAGCTGACCGGAAACGGCGTAGTTCTTGGCGTTGTTGGAATACTTGAAATCGTACAGATCAAACGCTTCAAATTCATCCAAATCTTCACCGGTGATCAGCCCATCCAGCTTCAGGCCCTTCCCCACGGGAACCAGATAATCCATGAAGCCGATGAAATCAGCGTTCCCAATAGGCAATTCAAAGGTTCCGCCCGGTGGCAACATGGCCTTTGCCTTGGGGATCATTGCTTCCAGCTTCATCATTTCATGAATGTGATCATCCGTCAGAACCGGGAAGCTGTTCTTGTAGAAGTCAAGGGCTTGTTCAACCCCTTCTTCAATGCCGGTGTGAAGGGCGGTGCCAAGGATCAGGGCGTTGTCTGCATCCGTGTTCGGGATCGTGTCTAATCCATCAACATATCGCAACCGATATTTGAATGGGCAACGATCAAACACTTCAACCCGGCTATGGGAAAATCTTGTGGACACGATTTCACCCCCTTTATTATGTCTTTGAATGTGTCAAACCCTTGTGGGTATAGCACCATTGCTATTCCGCCGCTATTATTGATTTGGCGAATATTACGCTTCTGAAGCACGGATGGGGTTCCGTTGGTAGCCTTCAACTCCACTTCAAGGGCAATGCCCTTCACGGTGATCCGCATATCAGGAAGGCCGCTTTTCACATACCGGCTTCCGCCCCAACGCTTTTCATAAAAACCACAGGGCGGGGCGCTCATGCGGTCAACTGGTTCACCCAAGGGATAAATCCCTTCACCTTCCAACCACTTCTTCAGACGGTTTTCAAAGTTCTTTTCACCGGCCATCGGCTCACCCCTCCAACATCTGAATCAGGCTGTGAATACCTCTGACTTGGGTGAAGCCCTGAATTTTACCCGTTCCAGCGTAGAATTGGAACAGTTTATCATCAGACTTTCGCCAACAATGAAAGTGGCCTGTTTGCTCATTTTTCAGTTGGTATTCAATGCCGTGGGCTTCAAACTGCTGAATGGCATAGGCGATCCGGTCGGGGTTCTTTGCAACCCGTTCTGAATGAACCTGTTTGGCATGATTCTTCAGGGCATCCCATACTTCATCCCTTGCCATCAGCTTCACCTTCTTCCTGTTTGGGAACATAGTCCTTTGCGGCTTTTCCCGGTTCGCAATGCCAATGGCGGGAACAGCAATGGGGAATGGTGCCAATGACGGAACAATAACCGGGTTCATCGTGAACACAGGTGGCACAAATATCAATCTGTTTCTTCATTGGCTTCACCCACCCATTTCCGGGCATGGGCAATCCCAATTCCAATCGTTATAGTGAAGTTCTTCATCTTGAACAATTTCACCATCAACGATTTCAATAACTTGACTGAACTCCATTCCTCGTTCAAACCCTTGAATCTTCATATCAACATGGAACTTTTTGCACAATTCCTGTAAAGGCTCTGCATCAATAGACCACGCCGCCTTCATAGGTAGAATCATAATAACGGGCGTTTCTTGATCATCGGCGTAAACCTCAATATAATTAGGCTCACAGAAATGGCGGTGGGTTCCCTTCATCCAAAGGGAAACTTTATTCTCCCTCACAAAGAATGAAGTTTCATCTTCAGTGGTGAACACCAAAGGTTCTAAAGCATCTCCTATATAACTAACCGGCTCAAGCCCCTGTTGAACAAATTTCTTCAAATCAGAAATTTTCCCACGAACTTTCAGTGATCCTTTACACCAATTCGGCATTACTGCCCACCGCCCTTCAGGGTGATCTTCACATAACCGGCCTTGGCGGTGGTCTTGGAACATTCGGAAGCAATGTCCGGGTATTTCTTCTTCAGCTTTGCGGAATCAATGCTGGTGGCATTGGTGGGCTTCACAAGGGTAAGGTTCAGAACATCGGATTCAAACTTATCCACGCCGAACTTCACCATTGCTTCATACAGCTTGGCCTTCATTTCCTTTTCCTGATCCTCAATGGCCTTCTTGTGGGCGGTCAGGGAAGCAATGGCGTTCAGGGTGGCAAGCTGTGTGTTCTTGAACTCCTGAAGGGCCGTTTCTTCATCGAAGGTGGCCGAACCACAGGCGTTCGGGTTTTCCTGACAGGAATCAGGACAAGTGTGGAAATCCGGGCATTTGTGGCAACACCCATCAAATTTTCCACGGGGGCAAGCATTTTCACATTTGATCATTTTTCGGGTTCTCCTTTCAGATAAACATTCAACTGCTTCAGGCCGAAGGCGGAAGCGGCTTCATGGTTGTCAAAATAAATGTCGATCTGGTTTTCACCGTATTTGTCAATCACCCATTGGGCGGGGCGATCCTGAACGATGTATTCACCCAAACCTTCCACTTCCACCACGGTTCCCAAGGGAAGCGGGGAAGCACAGGAAACACCGGCCTTCAGTTCCACGCCAGCGGCACCATATACAATGCCATTGGGCCGGTTCTTGGCCCATTCGCCGCAACACTTTTCACAGGAACAATAGGCGGTAATTCTGAAACTGCCCAACAGCACCGGTTCAGGTTCGGCGGGTTCTTCCACCAGCGGGGTTTCCACCGGCTCCAAGGTCACATCCGGGATCACGGCGGTAAGCTGATCCGATTCAATAGGGGCATCCGGGGCCTTACTGTTGACAGCAGAACAGCGCCCAAATACAAACCCCATTGCAAGGCCCATCAGAAGGGCCACAAGGAACATCCGCCTGAACCGCTGGTTAAGGGCTTTGCGGCGCTGTTGCCGCTTGCTCATACTTTCTGAATAGTTCATCGGTATAGTCCTTTCTCATTTCCAAAGTGGAAAGAATATCTTCTTCAACCGTTCCCGGACAGATCATCAGGTAATAGAAACAGGGCCGTTCTTGCCCAAGGCGGTGAATACGCTTTTGGGATTGCTCCCACAATTCCGAACCTTGGGGAAGGCTGAAGTAAATGATTTTGTTGGCAAGCTGAAAGTTGCCGCCCATTGCACCGGCCTGATACTGAATGAAGGTAATGCTGTTATGCTGGTAGCGGTAAGCATCCAAGTTCTTTTCTTCACCGGAAAGAACAGACACAGGCCGGTTCAGGCCCTTGGCAATCCCCTTCAGGCGTTCCATTTCTTCCGTGAAGTTATAGAACACGATCAAGCGATCTTCCGTGCTGTTCACCAAATCCCGGAAGGCTTCATAACGGGCTGGGTTATATAGGCCGCAAAGCTGACGGGCGTAAAGGCGGCGGGTCAAGCTGGTATCACCAATCAATTCCCGTTCACAATGGGCATTGGAACCGTAGAAATCCGCATCCAGTTCAAATTCACCAAGGTTGGCGCTGTCAATCGCAATATAGCGATCATTCCAGAACTTCCAATAAAGGGGTGAAGGGCGGGTTTTGACCTTGATCCAGTTCCGTTTTGGAAGGCTGATCCCGGCCTGTTCGGTAGTCATGAAAACGGCCCCATGTTCGGCCAGCTTCATCTTCAGCCGGTCAACATTCTTATAGCCGGTAATCTGTTGCCGCCAAAATCCATCGGTTTCAACCCATTCCGTTTGAATGTACTGCTTCCAGAACAGTTCTTTTGAAATCTTCCACCCCAACAGTTGGCATTGGCTCCACAGGTTTTCATACTTGCCGCCCGTGGGGGTGCCTGACAGAAGGATCACATTATCCGGTTTCAGCCCAAGAATGAACTTTGACCGTTTGGCGTTCTCGTTCTGGATCAGGGAACTTTCATCCAACATCAGCGTGAAGCCGGTCAGGGTTTTCAGCACATTCCGCCTGAAAGTCAGTTCGTAGTTAATCACGCCACAAATCCGATCCGGGTTATCAACTTCCATTGCGGCCTTCATGAACCAATCAAATTCATTTTTCTTGGTCATGTCATAAATCATCCAACAATGGTTCATGGCGTAATTTTCCGTCATGTGTTCAATCCAGTCTTGAACCTTTGAACATTGACACACCAGAAGATTTACACGGCTGTTCAACTTCAGGGCTTTTTCGGAACCAACAAAGGTTTTCCCAAGGCCCATATCAAGGTAATAGGCCACCCGGTTTTTTCCCTCGGTTTCATCAAGGGCCTGTTGTTGGTGCTGGAACAGGTTAATCATTGATCTGAATGGAATCACCCAAAACCTTTTTGGCGTGGGTGGTGGAACCGAATAGTTTCTTGACCACAGCGGCACAGAAACCGGAATAGTAGTCATAGGAATCCGTTTCCCCACAGGAAACAATGGTTTTGGTGTTGTCGGCCCACAGAATGATTGTCTTGGGGCCGCTATAAATGACCTTCTTGATCTGCGGAAGGCCGGTCTGACGGGAACGGCGGATGTGATTTGCAACGCCAAAGGTGGCGTTAAGATCGGCCTTGATATATTCCATCATGGCATCAGGCAGACTACCCGCCGCAACCACCTTGGATTCAGAGAACCAAAACAGGCCCTTGGAACTTGCGTCATTCGTCTGCTGAAAAAGTTCCACGCCAACCTTCTTGTTCTGCGAAAAGTAATTCTTCACCTTGCCGATGTAGCCGGTGAACTTGCCGCTGTATTCCGCATCGGGCAAGATTTTAACGATCATTCCGATCTGAAGCATATAAACCATCCTTTCATCGGTGAAGCCATTCACGGCGGATGTACTGAATTGCCGTTTCAAAGGCTTCAGACATTTCAGCGGGGCAATCCGGGCTATGCTGGGCACTCCGCAACTGCTTAATTGCCTTCTTCAGTTCGCCACGGGTGGCGATAGGCGTATAGGGGGGGGAATCGGGCGCAACCACATAGATAATGGCGAAGAAGCAAATCATATCAATGTTGGTGGCGTTCCTGATCAAATCCAACAGTTCATCACGGGTGTTATCCATCGGTGTTCCCCTTTCAGGCCGTAAGACCGAAGAAGGAATTGAACTGATCAGCACCCACATAATCACGGAACTTGGTGGGGTTGATGTAATAATTCCAGCAAGCGCCGGTTCCGGGAACAGCGTTCCCAAAAGGAAGAAGGCCACGCTGAAGGCCGATTCTGACGAACTGATCAGATTTTCCCATGCACCGGGCGGCTTCCTTCACACTGATCTTCTTGATAGGCGGTTCCGCAATCGGGGCGGCTCCATAACCCATCAGGTAATCAAAGGAAACGCCGGTTGCATCGGCAAGGGCCTTGATACGGTCAGGGCCGGGGGTGTTCTTCCCGGAAAGGTATTGGCTGATAGCGGCCTTGGAAGCCCCGGCCTGTTCAGACAGGGCGGATTGGCTCATGTTGGCCTGTTCCATAGCGTTCTTCAAACGCTCTGCAAAGGTGGTCATTGTGCGTACTCCTTTCATTTTTTAAGATTTTCGTGTGTAAACACGATGGAACGGCAAGGCGGACAGTAAGAAATAACATCCCGGCCAATGTCAGACAGCTTTTCGGGATAGGTCAGGGGAAACATTTTTCCGCACTTCTTGCACCGAACTTGACGGGTAATCATCATTGGTTATCACTCCTGTTCTTCAAAGGCCACTTCACATTCCCCACAGAGAACATGAACTTCCTTGGTGGCCCGGATGATGGTTCCGCAACAGGGGCAAACATATTTGCGGGAACTTGATCCACCGCCCTTCCGGGAACCCTTCAGCGGATTGGTACGGGGCCGAACCAGACAGAACCCGGACTTGCCAAGGGATTTCACAAAGGCTTCTGCTTGCGGGTTCAGGGTGGTTTTGTGCCATCCGTACTTTTCGCCTTTCTCCACGGTCAGCCCGTGGGCTTCAGCGGTTTCCTTGAACTTCCGGTTGTGGTAGGAACCAGAACGGGAAGTGTCTTGAACATTGTCCTGAAGGTTCTGAAGGTGAACCATTTCGTGAAGCAAGGTTCCACAGGTTTCTTCAAAGGGGCGGTTCAGGTATTCGGCGCACAGGTTGATTTCGTAATAGCCTCCTTCCTTGGTGCCGTCTTGCCACGCCTTCCAACCGGTACACCACCCATAGGCCCCACGGGTATGATCCGGGGAAACGGTGATCACAGGCTTTTCCAGCTTCCCTTCAAAGAAGGCTTTGTTGAACTTTGAAAACAAGGTTTCAAGTTCATCAATGACCGGTTTCAAACTGACTTCATTCATAGTTCTTACTCCATTTGTAGACTTTTTGCCTACTTAACAGGCAAAAAAAATCGCCACTCGTTCTTCTTCCGTCAGGCCAAGAAGATCATACAAAGCCTGAATCTCATTGGCCCGAAATTCACTACGGTTATTGATCTTATTCAAAAGGCCCTGATAGGTAATTCCAATCTTCTTGGCAATAAACCGAAGTTTATAACCGGACTGGTCGATCTTCTCACGCAACAGCTCTGTGTTGGTCATACGGCAATCACCCCTTTCTTCAAAATCGGTAGGCATCTTGTCTACACTCACATACTACCACGATGTAGGAAGAATGTCAACATCTTTTTTGAAAAAGCTAAAAATATGTTGACAAGCCGCCAACAGCGCCGTATAATTAGTAACAGAAAGGGGGTCATTCACTTGTCCACAATAGGAAGCAGAATTCGCAATCGCCGGGAAGAACTTGGTTTATCCCAAGATGAACTTGGTAAAAGATTAGGGTACAAATCCCGTTCTTCAATAAATAAGATTGAACTTGATCAGCGTAACCTTACTCAATCTAAAATCAAGGCTATTGCTGACGCATTAGATACTACACCGGCCTATATCATGGGATGGAATGAACCAAATCAGAAACTTGACGCTGAAAAACTGAAGTTCTTTGATAATCTTTTTCCCATTGAAACCAAGCGTTTCCCGCTGTTGGGGGATATTGCTTGTGGCAAACCCATTGTTGCCAACGAAGAAAAGGAACTATATGTGGAAGCTGGGGCCGGTATTCAGGCTGACTTTTGCTTACGGGCAAGGGGTGATTCCATGATTGGGGCCAGAATCTATGATGGTGATATTGTGTTCATCCAGCAACAGGATATGGTTGATGATGGTGAAATTGCCGCCGTTATCATTGATGATGAAGCTACTTTGAAGCGGGTGAACTATTATCCTGAAAAGAACTTGCTGATTCTGAAGGCCGAAAACTCTAAATATGAAGATTTGATTTATACCGGTGAAGAACTGAACCATATCAGAATTCTTGGAAAAGCCGTAGCCTTCCAAAGCGATATTAGATAGAAGGTGATTCGGTGAAGAAGTTCTTGAAAGGCTTTGGAATCTTCTTTTTCAGTTTCGGGTTTATCGTCTACACAATCATGTTTTTTACAGAAGCGCCAGAACTCCGCCCCGTGTTCATCATAATGGATGTCATTATGGGGTTCTTCCTGTTCCTACTTCTGCGAAAAAGAAAGCCAAAACAGAAGGCCCCACCCAAAACAGAACCCGCCGTTCAGGTTCATTCCAATCTGAACCCGGAACGGGCTATTAAATCCATGCCGGGGGCCTACACCGTAGCAGAAGCCAAAAACCATGTGCGGATTGTTCAAGATTGTTTGAACATCTTTGAAAAGACGAAGAACCTTGAAACATTCTTTTCCCGCTATGAATATGGTATGCAAATAGCCCTGACGGTGGATCAAGCGGCCAAGGCCGGGATCATCCCTTACACATCTGATCTTCCAGCTTCTTTCTTCAAGGCGGCTGATAGTCAGAAAGAACGGGTTTTGTTAGATTCCTATTCTGATCAGAAAGCCAAGATTGATGAACTGAAAACCGCAAAGGCCAAAGCCACCCATTGGAACCGGTATCTGAACACCCTGAAAGAATACGAAGATCAATATTCCATGAACCCTGATTCTGAATATCCTGAAGTTCTGGAACAGGTCAAAGGCGAACTTGCCAAACTCGATCTGTCCACATCCGTTCCGCCGTCCAATCCCTGAAAACACAGGAAAATCAAGGCTTTGGAACAGATGGTACAGATAAAACGCCGGTTCCCTATATACTCTTTTTCTTTTATATTTTTTTCTCTATTCTTTGAAGTAATATAGCATCTGTACCATCTGTTCCGTTCCTCAAAACCTCCACAGTTCAAGGCTTTTTGATGGAACAGATACGGAACAGATACAAAAAAATGACCGCCCCCGGTCTTGCACACCGGAAGCGGTCAGGCGAAACAAACCCTTTTGAAGTTAATGTTTCAAACGCCTTTGAACATTATATCACATGGGGTTTAGCTTTGCCATACCCAATTTTGAAAGTTCAGGTGATATAATGCGAAATCCAAACGGGTATGGAACGGTTGCAAAGCTATCAGGCCAACGCCGCCGCCCATACATTGTGAAGAAAACCATAGGTTGGAATGACAAAGGCCATCCCATCTATGACATTATCGGCTATGCTGAAACCCGTGAAGCCGGGAACATCATGCTTGCTGAATACAACCGTGATCCTTGGGATGTTGACCGGGCCAAGATCACCCTTCAACAGCTTTTTGACCTCTGGAAAGAAAAGAAGGCCCCGAAGCTGGGTGAATCCAATCGTTCTTCCCTCTGTTCAGCGTTCAAGCATTGTTCAGCGTATGTGAACAAACCTTACAAGCAACTGCGATCCTACCAAATGCAAGAAACCATTGATGGTTGTGGGAAAGGGTATAGCACCCAAGCGGCCATCAAGAACCTGTGGGGCCACCTTGACCGGTTCGCCCTTGAAATGGATATAATAAACCGGTGCTTCTCCGAACTTCTGACTTCTGATCCAATACCGCCCACCAGCCGCCTTCCGTTCACCAACGATGAAATCAAAACGGTGTGGGAACATCAGTCTGATCCTTGGGTTGATACGGTTTTGATCTTGCTATATTCCGGGTGGCGTATCTCTGAATTTTTGAACCTGAAACCTGAAGATATAGACTTGAAGGAAGGCACAATGAAGGGCGGCACCAAAACGAAAGCCGGTAAGAACCGCATTGTTCCCATCCATCCAAAGATCAGGCCCTTGATTGAACGGCGGCTTGCCGAAGGTGGCCCCCGGCTGATCAGCTACAATGGGAAGATTTGCAATCAAACTCAATACCGGATATTTTGGGCGGATATTATGAAGGCCCTGAAGCTGAATCATACCCCGCACGAATGCCGCCACACCTTTGAAACCAAATTGGATAGCGCCGGAGCCAACCGGAAATGTATTGATTTGCTCATGGGTCATGTGTCCAAGGACACGGGAAACCGGGTCTATAATCACAAGACTTTGGACGAACTGAAGGCCACCGTGGAACTGATTCCATAGGGTTCAAACCGGTGAACATTTTAGGCCGCTGAACGCTGAACTATGCACACATTAGTAACAAGAAAACCCCGAACCCCTGAAAAATCAAGGGTTCGGGGTTCGTCTGTTTTTATTATACCATAATTTTTTCTACTC